CATGTTAATTTCTATTGCTCAATGGCTAGAGAGTCCAGATAACGAAGCTGTTTTATTATCGGAATACGATGATGAATGTTTGAAAGTTGTTTCTGAGTCTTGCGTTGCCGCCGCTTCCTTATTAAAAACAGCAGCTAAAAAAGTAGAATCAATAGAGCCTCCCGAAGAGTCTAAGCTAAATTCTAAGTCATTGGAAGAGTTGGCTGCTATCGCCACTGCTTTTGATTATTCCGGTGATCCCGCTCTTAAAAAACAAGCTTCGGTCATCGATGAATTGCTTTTAACCCTTGCCGCTCCCTCAGATTTTTTAAAGAAAAAACAAGCCGCAGAAGAGCAAAGAATTAAAGATTTGCAACAAAAATACCAAAATCCTCCAAAAGAATTAGCCTCTCTCAATGAAATTAAGGGTGCCGCTAAAGACATCGAGAATAGCGGCATGACCAAACAGTACCGAATCATGGAGCACTCCCTTAGCACTCGCTATGATCCAGATTATCCTGGAACTCTACTATCTCGTGTTGGAGATGGTCTTTGGCAATCTGAGATGACTAAAAAAATCTATAATTATAATGAAGGTTTTTCTTTAGTTAACGGATCTAAAGTTCCTGGCGGCAACGTTTCCGAACAAACTCAAGTAGACCAAAGAGAATTCCATACGATATTTGATAATCGTGAGGGTCGCCTCGGAGGATATGGCGATTAATTTTTATGAAACCTGATGACAAATCAGATCATATTAAATTATCTCCAGAGATACCATCGGACGCATTCTTTAAGGGTAAAAAATACTCCATTAAAACATCCAAAGCGGAAATTAATTGGCTTGATTCAATTAATATTCCAAATGAGTATCGGCAAATTAAAATTTCTGTCGGGAGCACCATTTGTTTTGTTGATGGGTATGACCCAGAATCAAAAACAATTTATAGTTTTTATGGAGATTTTTGGCATGGTAATCCGAAGAAATACCATCCATCTAAAATAAACAAAAGGGTTCGTAAAACATTTGGTCAGTTATATAATCTAACGATTGCTAAAGAAAAGAAATTAATTGAGGCTGGATACAAAATAATTTCTATGTGGGAATCTGATTGGATGGAATATAATGAACAAAAATAATCTTACTAAAATTTTAGAACATCCAGATAAAGAGGAGATTATAAGTAAGCTCATTATTAATATTTCTTCATCTGATATTGCTGAATGGCTAAAAGCCAAATATACTAACCCCGGAGAATCTCGATTTGTTTTATCTGAAAAGTCAATCAAATCCTTTCAAGATAATTATTTAGATTTATATTCGCACATTAAAGAAGATATTCTTAAAACAAAGCAAATGCAAGCAAGTCCCGAAGAGCAGCTTGAACTTTCTATTAAAAATAATAAAGCCTACAAAGAAAAAATGATTGATTTGGCTTCCCAGGAAATAGATATCAAGCGCATGATTACTAACATGATTGCTGCCATCGAAACCAGAGCTGCCCAAGTATTCGACACCATTCAAGATGACCCCAGAAATATGAGAACCGATCGAATTCTAATCGAATGGTTTGATTTGTTGGGAAATGTTTTAGAAAAATATCATAAGCTGGTGAACGGAGCGCCGGACCAAATAATTCAGCACAATGTCACTTTGCAGGTAGTAGACCAGCATATTAACGTATTTTATGATACGATTAGAGAAGTTTTATCACAAATGGATGTGGAGACCTCTCTTTATTTTATGGAAGTCTTTAACGAAAAAATGTCTAAACTCAAAGCTCCTGTAGAAAAAGATAATCCAACCGTAGATATGAGGTTGGCAGAGGCTAAAATAATTAATGAAAATATCAATAACAAGCTAAATGAGACCAGCCATGTCTAATACAGAATCCAATTATTCCAACCTACTGCAAGATAAATTGCTGAAAATAAAAATTAGCAAATTGGAGAAAGATTTTTTAAATTTTAAAAAAGCTTATCCCAATTATTCTGAAAGTATGTCTATTCCTGGAGAGCATAATTTAGAAAAATGGGTTCAGACATTAAAGGATATTTATTTTAAAAATCATCAGGGCATGCCATGGAAACAGGCGACGGACTCTTCCACTGAAGGATGGAATGAATTAGAAAAAAATGATTTTGATCATTGGGTTAACTTCTATCAGCAACAAGGTCATTTAAAATATAAAAAAGCTAGTTGGTATATTTCTCCAGATGAAGAGCAGGGTGATGATAATGATCTTATCGCCGGATCTAAGGCTTATGCGGGTTATAGGATACCTAATGCATTAAGCGAAGACTCTCATGGTCATAGAAATTCAAATCTCCATTCAGATGTAGATTTTTCAAAAAATTCTACCTCCAATGATATTTCTGCCGCTGAAAAAAGAAAACTAATAGAAAAACATAAGAAAAAATTAATTAGCCGACTTGACTCTGTAGAGAGGCTGTTAAGATCTGACGAAGGGGATTTGTTGGCAGAATCCGAATCAGACTCTTTAATGGATTCTATTCACGCATTAAAAAGAAAAATACTTAAACTAAATAAAAAAACCAGCGGAGATTTATTTTACAAAGACTTGATTATTCGTGAGGCGAATGTTTTAGCTAAAAATGGTCTTTATAAAGCGGCATCTTATTTGTATGTAGTGGCTGAAGATAAAAAACCGGAATCGCCCTCCGGCTCACCGCCTCCCCCGGCAAAAGCTGAAGAAAATAAGCCAGAGCCTGAAAAAGTTTCTGCTCCTCCACCACCTTCACCGCCCCCTCCATCAGTTTCGACCGGAGCTGGATCAAGCGATTCGCCAAATGAAGTTAGCGGGATGCCCCCACCTCAACCTACGGGACCGGATAGCAATTCTCAAAGCAAATTAACAGATTTACCAGGGACAACAAGCCAAAATGAGACCGGAGCCGCTGCCGTTGCAGCTAATTTAGGTACAGGGTTCTTCGCCGACGATCAGAACAATTTAGAAGATGATTTAATGGTTTATGATGAAAATCTTTCTGATGATTTGGATGATTATTTAATGGTCGCAGAAGCTCAAGAAGCGTCTCCTGCGCCTGCACCAGCCGCCCCGTCCCCAGAAATTACCGTTACCGAAAAAGATTTTGATAGTCAACTAGATTCAGTTCTTTCTGGAGTAACTGTAGAAGATATTGTTAAAAAAATTGAAGAATTATCAAAAGTATTTAAAACAAGAGAAATACCAAGACAATTAGCTATGGTTGATATGATGTTAGATAGTCTCGGGCTAGCTAGCTTCTTCCCATCCTTATCTGAAGCCACTAACAAAGCCTTAGAGTCTAATAACTATATTTTAACTCGTGTTGAAGGTATTTTAACGCAATTGAGCGGGGCGGTTAAAACAAAGAGCTTAGACTTAACCCATGAAGCAGCTACGCCGCCTCAAGCAGAAGCTGTTAAAGGAAAACTGCAAGAAGAAGAAAATATAGAAAAAGAACGTAAAGAAATGAGAAAAGAGCTATCTGACAAAGCTCTGGAAGAAAGGGCAAAAGAAGACACCCCAGAATTAGAAGTTACAGAGGAAGATCTTGGTGCACCGGCTCCAGAAGCTGCCGCTCCCGCCGCGCCTCCAGCAGCAGCGCCAGCGGCGCCTGCCCCTCCTCAAACCCCGCCACCAGCAATATAGTAAATAAATGAAACTAAAAAATTTACTTAAATTAATTGACCTGGTCCATCAAAAATATGGAACCTCTACTCCATATATTTGTGGTGGTTTGCCCAGAGATAAATATTTAGGTAAATTAGTTTCTGCTGTGGATGTTGATTTTACTACAGGAGATAAAACAGTTGAAAAATTATCTCTTGAATCTTATAAAATTTTAAAAGAAAAATTCAATATTGTTAGAGAGATAAAGCAAGACGGTCACAGCTCTATTTATTTTAAAAATATGAAAATTGACTTTTCTTCTAATTATATCGTTCCCTATGCCGAAAAATTTTTAAAAAAATTAGGAAAAAAACCATCTCTTTTAGAATTGGAGTCGTATTCCAGAGATTTTGGGTGTAATTCTTTATTACTATCTTTGGACTTTAAAGATATTTTGGACCCGACTGGTCAAGGAAAAAAAGATTGTAATAATAAAACAATTAAAACCATTCTGCCTCCAGCAATTACATTTAAACCTAATCCCAAAACTCAAAACAACAATAGAGCTATTAGAGCGATTTATTTGGCTTGCAAATTAGGATTCGATATTGATCAGGCAATTATTGATTATCTTTCCGATAATCCAGTCGCTATCACTTTATCTGATCCCAAAAGTTTATCTAAAAAATTAAACCAAGCATATGAGTTAGATTCAGAAAAAACGATTTATTACTTAAACAAAATGAATTTATGGAACTACATACCCATTAATAATATGTTATCTGATGAAGTACTAGACTTATTAGCTAATCGAGCCAAACGTGAATAAAAAAGAAGAATCTCACCCAGAACCAAGAGACCTTGTTCTTTATAAGAATACAGACTTATATTCTGATGGAAAAGAAGGTCCGGCAGCTTCTTTCTATCAAGAATTATATAAATACAAGAGCGTCCAAGAATATTTAGATAAAAAAAATAAAAAAAGAAAAAGATCGAAACGTCGTAAAAAAGCCTTTTATGTCATCGCCTCTTCTGATATTAATCGGCTAGATTTTAGTACAGATTCTCATACCACCCCAATCCCAAACTCTCCTAGTATTTCAGGAGCTAATCAAATTGGGGGAATCGCCGACCATGTCACTCAAAGTACAGATTTCTCTGGGCAAGATATTGGAACTAATTTAAACTACGGCGTGGCTAAGGATTACCCTCCAAATTTACCTATTGACTCTAATTATTGGAATCGTTTAATAGATATTTTAGCCGCTAGTTTTTCTGAAGCAAAAGATGCAAAAAATGCAACTAAGCTAGTTTTATCTCCAGCGAAACCTTCTATTCAAGGAATTCCAGACGGGATAGTAGACGAAGAAGATCAAGACCACACTTACACAAACACTGGCTATGGAATAACTGATTCTGGGAATTAAATCTTATTAAGGAGTTCCATTTCCAACAAATAGATATTAATATTTTGTTATATTGAATAAGGTTATTAATAGCGAGAAATTACTATGCCCAACGTAAATATTTTAGATGATTCAATGCAGCCTGTTACCCTTAGCGAAATCGTAGTTCACGATTCGGAAGATAACGTGCCCCCTTCTTATCAAGAGGTAATGGAAGCGCATCATCCTGAAATGCATCATATGCATGATGAACCCCATATTGATTTTGGAGGACCTGTACAATTTTCGGTAGAGGTGGTTGATCCTGAATCAGACCTTTCGGTAGATTTGCCCTCGGAAGAAGATCATTTGCCCGAAGACGTGGATGTTGTGATAGAGCAAGATGGTGAGCCTGTTCTCGGCATTGACCTAGGAGATCTTCCTGGAGCCCCATCTAATACGCCCGACCCAGAAACGGAAGAAGAGGATTTGGTTGTCGAAGAGTCAGATTCAAAAGATTCCGAATCTGGAGACTCTAATGAAGCTAAAGATTCCAAAAAGAAAGAAGATAAGTGGGACTGGAAGTCTAAAGGATTTGGTCATTTTACTTTTTGGGTAAAGGATCGTTTTGAAGATGTTCCCAAACACTCTGGGTATGATATCTCCGGATTAGAACGAGCTCATGCTTATTTAGAAAAATTACATAGTGAAATATCTAGGGCGATGCGCTCCGACATCGACGGAGATCTAGAAGCTGAGTTAATTGCTGATATTCATGAAAAAATTGAACAAGGAATTGAGAAATTAGAAGAAAGAATTGAAAAAGTCAAAGCTTCTAAATCTTCTAAGCGCAAGAAAAAAGCAGATGAATCCAGTGAAGGTTTGGTTAAAGAAGCTCAAAAAATCTTTGGCGTACAAAATGGCGTAGTAATTACTGTTCCCTTGTTTATCTCTACTCTTGCGAGAACATTAGTTAATGGTATGGTTTCTGCAGGAAAAGATATTGAGCACTCTTACTCTTTGTTAGTCAAAAAATATGATCTAACCGATAGAGAAAAGATTGAGCTCATTCAATTATTACAGGACATGGGGCTGCCCATGATCAAGGACCGCTCAGTTCTTCCAGAAGAAGGATTTAAACCAGAATCCACCGAAAACTTCGACTACTCTGCCAATTACAAGGCGTAATATGACTAAATATAATAATAGACAAGAGTATATAATTTCTACAGTCAATAACGCCAAAAATAGAGAAGACTCTTGGCTTACTGAGTTTGAAAGTCAATTAAAAAAGCAAGCGGTGCAACCAAAAAGAGTTGATCAATCTATGTATGAACAAATCAACTCGATCATTAATGGAAAATCGAAGCACACCTCTGTAGATGCCGCCGTACAAGATATGCAGAGGCGCAGCGGGTACTTAGATTATATTTCTAATAAAAAAGTAGCAGAAACAGAGGAAGTAAAGAAAAATTCTAAACCCGATCTTTTTTTAACTCATCCGCACATCGAAATGACAGTCAATAATTACTGCACTGACACTAAGGGGCAACAGGACGTTCCCTCTATTTTAGAGCAGATAAAATCTATTCACAAAAAAGACGTAGCGGATAATTCATTGTGGGATCAAGAAAGCTTAATTAAATTTATCGATCAGCTAAATGAAAAGTGCAAGCAAAGCCATAATCACGAGCATGACCAAAATTTAGGAAAGTTACATTTTCAAAGCGGCAAAGAAGATATTGATCCAGGCAACTATGATGCTTGGCATGGGTTGATGCCAGTTAAATTCTAAAGATATTTAATTTTTTCAATTTTTTCGTACAACTCTTTTGCTTGCCGCCAAAGCTCACCGTCCTCTTCTTTGGAAATGAAATATTCGCATTTTTGATAGATGGTTGCAGAGGCTGTTCTATAGATAGATTTCTCTTCTCTTAGCGAGTGATATTCTTTATAGGCGTTACAATTATGACAAAGTAATTGTAGTCCGTTTTTTGGGAACCCTAGCCTTTTTAATTTCTTGTAGAAGTCGGCGCCACGCTCCTTCTCATAGGAACCATTATTATCCACATGATCTAAAGTTAAAAAAAATGGGTGATCTTCCCGACAAGAAATGCACTTTGAGCCATAAGCTCTAATCATTTCTAATTTAATTTTTAATCTTTCAACTCTTTTATCAATTTTCTTTTTAAATCGTTCGCAGTAATTGCAAATTTTAATATTTCTTTTTAAATAAGATTTGCTACGATTTTGATCTAAAGAATCATTACATTTTAAACAGATGTCCACAAATTTTAAAAAATCCTTTCGAGTAGTTACAATTGTAACAAAGAAGCTGATAATTATTTTTTAATTCTTCTGTTGATAATTTGTTTAAATATTTTAGATATTCCAACCCTCTTCTAATTTTCTTTTCTTGAATTCCTCCTCCATAGATATGATCAATGGATAAAATTTCTGGATCAGTAACATTGCATTTTTCACAAGCACATGCATTCCCCAATTTATCAAAAACTAAATTTCTATATTTGGCATAAGATTGCTTTCTTTTTTCCAGAAGATTAGAAGGCTCTGAGCAATTCTTGCATTTTCTTAAATTTTTCTTTTGAAAGGATAAAAACCAATTTGAAGAATTTAAGTTTTTAGAGCACCTCACGCATTTATCCATAATTATGATATATAACTATGTTAGATGACTCAAGATAAAGATTTATTTTTAGATATTAAGAACTCTCTTCTTAGGCTAGATCCAGTGGCTTTTATTGAGAAGCATTTAATGCTAGATGGCAAACCCTTTAGATTAAACGGCAATGGGTACAAGCCTTTCGTTGACATTTACAGATATGCTGGAATCAAAGCTTTAGAAAGAGGCGCCAAGCCAATGATATTGGTTAAGTCTCGTCAGGTCGGAGGTACGACCATGGCATCCGCCCTTGAAATGTATTTCATGGGCTCGGGTCTATTTGGAACTGATAATAACCCTCCTATTCGAGTTATTCATGCCTTCCCGCAATTAGAGCACGCAGCCGCTTATAGCAAGACCAAACTCAATCCAATGATCGTAGACTCTATATCTACTGATGCTCAGGAGAAAAAAGGTAAGCATAAATCTTTTATGCAGTCTTTGTTAGATACCACTAGCGAAACCAACAACTCTCTTCACTTTAAACAATTTACCGGGGGCAATCATATTTGGATTGAATCTACCGGCTTAAACGCAGACAGGTTGCGTGGTAGGCAATTATCTTTAGAAACTGAATTGCCCACTCCTACTGGATTTATTAAATTAAAAGATTTAAAAGAGGGAGACCAATTATTTGATGAATCTGGAAATATTTGTAATGTTACAAAAATGCATCCAATAAATTTATCCCCAGAATCATATAAAATAACATTTGATGATGGTACAATTGTGGAAGCTTGTGCAGACCATCTCTGGTTAACGTATACGAAGCGAGATCGTAAAATTTATAGAAAATTTTTAGAAGGAAAATCTAGCAAAAAGCCGGAACCAAAAATAAAAAACACAAAAGAAATATTTAAAACTTTAAAAGTGTCAACCTCTGACGAAAACAACCACTCAATACCAAATTGTTTGCCGTTAAATTATGATAAAAAAGAATTACCAATTGATCCTTATTTATTTGGATTATGGCTTGGTGATGGTGATAAGTATAGAAGAATAGAGTCTGCCGATCCTGAAATTTTACAAAATTATGAACATAGGGTTGTTCCGTCGTCAATAAATCATATGGGAAGCTTTAGCTCTGCCCCCTCAAAATCATGTTCCTACAGAGTAATTGGTTTAACTACAGCTTTAACTAAATTAGGGGTAATTAAAAATACTCATAGTGGAAAAGGTGATTTTTATTATAAACACATTCCCGAAATATATATGCGCGCTTCGGCGGAACAAAGACTCGCTTTATTACAAGGGCTACTGGATACTGATGGCAGTTGTTCCAAAGATGGAAGAATAGAGTTTAGTCAAGTTAGAAAAGACTTAGCTTATCAAGTTTATGAGTTAATTTTAAGTTTAGGAATTAAAGCTCATATTTGTAAAAAAGAAAGATGGAGATACGGGATACAATATAAAGATGCTTATTGTATAAATTTTGTAACAAAATTACCTGTATTTAGAATGAAAAGAAAAATTAAAAATATCAAAAATAACAATAAATTCATTACAAAAATCACTCACAGATTTATAAAAAGCATAGAGCCTATAGATTCAATCCCAATGAGATGTATCACTGTAGATAGCCCATCTCATTTATTTTTAATTACAAGATCTTTTATACCAACCCATAATACTGCGGACGTCATCTTCTTTGATGAATGTTTTCCATACAGTCAAAACATACAAACAGAGAATGGTAAAGTTACAATTGGAAAATTGTATGATATGTATTCTAATAATGAAACATTGCCAAAAGTATTAACTTTTAATGAAGAAAAAGAAATTTTTGAATATAAAGAAATAACCAATGCTTGGAAAAGAGATAAAAGAAAATTATTCGAATTTCAATGTAATAATGAAATAATCAAGTGCACAGGCAATCACAGATTTTTAACACAAGAAGGTTGGAAAAAATTAGAAAATATTTCTAACGGAGATTTAATTAGATCTAATAATAAATTTTTACCAATTTTTAATATCAGTGAGACCACTGAAGAAGAAATTGTATACGATATAGAGGTTGACCATAACCATAATTTTGTAATAGGGGAACACGGATTAGTTGCTCATAATTGCCAAGATATCAGTGGAGCCGCTATTAGCAACGCTACTAAAATGCTCAATGCGTCTAAATACGGCAGAGTCGGCGATGGCGTGCAAGTGTATTTCGGAACCCCTAAAAGAAAAGGTTCTGATTATTATAAAATGTGGATAGCATCATCCCAGCAATATTTTTATCTTGGCTGCGAAAAATGCAAACAACATTTCCCACTCTACACTCCCGAAAGCGATGAATGGGAAAAAATTTGGCTATATGGATTTATTGTTAAATGCGCTCATTGCGGGCACGAACAGGATAAGCGACCCGCCGCAGAAAGAGGTAAATGGGTGGCTTCTAGAAAGCCAGATGAATATTCTATTGTAGGCTTTCATATTAATCAGCTTTACATGCCTGATTTTACCAAAGAAAAAATCTTATCTGAAAAACCCGGCACTCATCCGATCGCCACAGAGCGCTCCTATCGAAACGAAGTATTAGGAGAGTTTTATCAAGGAGACTCTAGTCCAATTACTCCGGAAGAAATTAGAGATCTTTGTGGCGATGTAGAAAGAAAAATGAGAGCCTCTATTGCCGTAGAAGAGGATCTTTTAGTTACTCTTGGAATAGATTATGGTTTAAAATCTGATTTAGAACAATTAGCAGATAACACTAAATCTACTCAGGGTCAATCTTTTAGCACTGCAGTTATTTTAGTTACCAAGGGTCCGCAATTACTGTCTATTGAATTTTGTACTAAATTTAAAAGAAATGATGAAGAATCTAAAAGGGCACTTATCGATCAGTTGATGCGTCAGTACAGCGTAAAGTTGGCTATTGGGGATATTGGCTTCTCTCAAGAATTTTCCGAAAAACTGCATACCGCTTATGGCGATCGGTATTTAGTGTCTCGGGCTCACAATACCGTTAATGGGCATATTAAATATAATAAAGAAATTTTCCCCAAAGAAATTATTTTTCAAAAGAACTTTTATTATGCAGAATTAATCGAGCAATTGCGAGGCGGGAAAATTAGATTTCCTTTGGGGGACTATGAAAAGATTGCCTGGTTGACTCAGCATTGCAGCAACAATGAAATTAAACCCTCTATTTCTCGGGGAGGAGACCCTACAATTCACTATGTTAAATCAGGTCCCAATGATGGATTTGCCGCCCTCCTCAACGCTTACATTGCTTACAAGTTCGTTATTACCAATGGACTAACCAGTAACAATCCTTTTGCCAATCAAAATAATACCGGAGCACAAAAGCCATTAGTTGTTGGCGGTCACGTTAGCAGAAGATTCTAATTATATTTATTTTTTTCTCTAAATATTTAGATATATTACTATACTCAGAAGGATTAAATTATGAGCGAAAAGTCTAAGTCAGAGAAATATTTAGAAAATAAATCCGAAGCCCCTCAAGTTAGCGCCCTGATGGCGAACAGCGTCTCTCAATTTCGCAAGGACAAGCTAGCTGGTGAGGTAGAAAAAGGATTATTCAAAGATGGAACAGGTCCAACCGTTAGAGATAATGGGATGACCGCCAATGGCTTGGTCACCGCCTCTGTTGGGATTAAGAAACAAGCTCAGATGGTTTCTTCCTACAACTCTCTTAACACCTCTGGATCAGGAGATACCGTCAAGCAAACGCCAGAGGTATATTCGCCTCTTTGGCTCAACAGCAATCTTTCTCTCCCCAGAGACCGTGCCACCATCAATGCTTGGTGCCGTAGCTTCTTTGCACTAAATCCTTTTGTTCAAAACGCCATCTCGCTTCACAGCACCTACCCAATTAGTAAATTAAATATCAAATGCTATAACAAAGAAGTAGAAAAATTCTTTAATGATATGATTGAAGAATTGGATTTGATGAATATAGCAGTTCAAATTGCTCAAGAATTCTGGCTGCTAGGAGAATCTTTTGTTTATGCCGATTATGACAAAAGTAAAGGCAAATGGAGTCGTCTGTTAATTCAAAATCCCGATTATGTCATTGTTAATCGTACCGTAGCAGCAGATGAGCCGGTAATTTCTTTGCGCCCCGATGAAAACTTAAGAAGAATTGTTTTCTCAAATAAAACCAGAGACGTAGAACAAAGAAAACAATTAAATCAATATATTATCGATTGCGTCAAGCGAGGAGATAATATTCCTCTAGATAATTTCCATGTATCGCACATTGCTCGCAGGATTTCTCCTTATGAGGTGAGAGGGACCGGATTGCCGGTAGCGGTGTTTAGACAATTATCTTTATTCGACCAATTAAGAGAAAGCAAATTCGCTCAAGCTTCTAATTTAATTAATCCTTTGACGATCGTGAAGATTGGTAGTGCCGACTATAAGCCTACGCACGCCGATTTGGAAGCGTGGCGTAGCACTTTTGAATGTTATGACGAAGAGACCGAAGTCCTTACCGATCAAGGCTTTAAGAGATTTAATGAAGTAATAGAATATGCCGACTCTTCTTTGTTTGGGGCGTTGCCCTCTAAACCAAAAGATGGAGTAAAGATTGCTTGCTTTAATCCGAGCAATGAGCAATTAGAATACCATCAGCCCTTGGCGTCTTTCGTTGGCAACTATATGGGAGAAATGTATCACTTTGATAGCAAGAAAATGGATATCAAAGTTACCCCAAACCATGATATGTGGGTTTCTAAAAGAAAAAATATTAAAAATAAATCACATACATGGGGCGAGTGGCATAAGGCAAAGGCATCTGAAATCAATCCAAGCAATTATCAGAGATTCAGATCAAATATCAAATGGTCTGGGGAAGAAAAAAGCTTTGTTGAAGTTTGTGGAAAGCAAGTTCCAATAAATAATTATCTAGAATTCTTGGGATATTTCTTAAGCGAAGGGTCTACTTATGTTTTTAGTAGAAATTATTGTGTTAGCATTTGTCAGTCCACAATCGCAAAGCATGAAAATTATTTGAAGATGAAGAAATGCATGGAAGAATTTGCATCTCATCTTGGAGTTAAATGCCATCAGTCAATAAGAACAAATGGCATGTGGATCGGATTTATTTCAAACAAAGAAATATTTAATTATTTTAAATCAGAATTTGGAACAAATAATGTAACAACTTCAGCATATAAAAAAATACCTTCTTGGATGCGAAATTTAAATGCAAATCTTTTAAACACACTATTAGATGCAATGATGCTTGGAGATGGTCACATTAGACCTAGTAGAAAATCCGGTAACAAAATTTCAAGATATACAACAACATCAAAACAATTATCCGATGACGTGTACGAGATCTCTTATAAGTGCGGGTACGCGCCGACCTCTCGTATAACTAATAGAGAGAATAGGCTTACCGCTTATGATATTTCTTGGTCTAATTTTGATGGCAAAATAAAGGGACAATTTCCGCTCGTTAGAAACGGCAAGGGCGAGCGAGATGTGCCTAGTATAAAAGTAGAGCAATATTCTGGTAAAGTTTGGTGTTTTACTGTACCTACAGGGCTATTTATTACAAGAAGAGGTGGAAAAATAACTATTCAAGGCAACAGCGCCCAATATGATAAAGATTTTAAAATCTTTACTCATGAGGGCGTTACGGTGGAAAGAGTTGGTGCTGGTGGAGGTATTTATGATATCTCTGGAGATATCACTCAATTAATAAAAGAAATTTATACTGGATTACAAGTTCCTTCTGTTCTTATGGATGGCGGTAGTGATACTACATATGCTAACGGTGGAGTGGCTCTTGACGTCCTTCGTCAGCGCTACATGCAATTCCGCAACATGATGGCTACCTGGCTTAAGCGCAAAATCTTCGCCCCCATCTCTAAAATCCAAGGGTTCTATGAGTACAAAAACGGAGAGAAGCAGCTTATCGTTCCTGATGTTGACTGGAATCACATGTCTCTCTTCGACACTGCTGATTACGTCAATACCTTAGTGTCTCTCACTCAGGGCGAAGGCGAACAAAAGAGAGCCTCTCTTCACACCCTATATCGCTCTCTTGGTCTTGATGCTGAAAACGAGAATCGCAACATGCGCAAAGAATCTATCCAAGCAGCTATTGCCAAGAAGGAAAAAGTCTCTCTTGAGACACTTACTCTTAACGAGCTTCGTGCCTTGGATGATGATGACGAGATCCCAGAGCCGAAGGAGCCCTCAGAGGTTGGCGCAGGCGGCGGCGGAGGAGTTCCGGGCGAACCTGGAGGAGGAATGCCTCCGTTAGATTTAGGAGCCCCTCCCGGAGGTGGTCCGCCCCCCAGCCCTCCTCCGGCATAATTAGGCATTTATTCAATTAAATGGACATCTCATGAAATACTCAGACATTGATTATGAATTGGAAAAAATAGCTCAAGAATTTGGCTTAATAGGCAAACTAAGAGAGTCTATTAATTTGGGCGGAAGATGGATTGAAGCCACTCGTTCTGAGTTTAAAGAAATGATGGATGCTTTGAGAGAAGCGGATGATAAAGTTCGCAATCTCATTACAGGCAAAGACACCGGGCATGATTCCTTAAAAAATATCTTAGACTCTGCTAAGACCAATATTAATCGAAGAGAATATCCCGCAGCTTTATCAGATCTTATTAAATTTCATGAAGTGATTGATGCAGCGAATAGGGAGCTAGGTTCCTTAAACATTGATTTTTTAAAATCTCATTATCAAATTTTATCCGAAAATTTAAGCGATGAAGATAAAAGCAGAATTTTTTCTTTAAAAAGAAAAATGTCTTATCAGAGCCACTCTCTAGTAAAGCAAGCCGGAATATTAGACTCTTTACATAACATTCTTTCTACCCGAGGCAGAACTCTCAGATCTTGGGAAAAAAGATTTCCTAAAACAGCAAATAAATTAAAAAAATCTTTAAATAATTTGCTTAGAATTTCTGTATCTTTAAATAATTATATTATTCAATCTCTTAAAGAGATGAGAGAATTTAGAATTAAAAGAAAAGTAGAAGATTATTTAGAAAGAAAAAATAAATTATTGTCACGAATGGGCGCTTATAATTCTGCTTTCAAGAATTATTACAATGCCGAGATTAAAGATATTGTTGAAAAAATGGAACAATCCTTAACCGGAGCTACTACTTCGGCGCAGTTGTCGGAAGGTGATGCTGTTCTTCCCGAGAGTGCCGCCCCTTCTGTCGCGGCCCCTGCGGCTGCTCCTGCGGCTGCTCCTGCCGCTCCTTCTGTCGCTGCTCCTGCCGCTCCTTCTGTCGCTGCTCCTGCCGCTCCTGTTAGTGGACCTCCTGCCGCTTCAGTTATTGCTCCTGTTGTTGCTCCTGCCGTTGCCGCCCCCACTACCCCTCCTGGTAAGGATTTTGCGCTAGATCAGTCTATTGATTCTTTTAAAAAAATTATTGATCAAATTAGAGAAAAACCCGAAAACACAGAAGAAATATCAAAAAATAATCTTAAAATATTAGCTACAATAATTACAAGTAGTGAAGCCGATCCGGAACATAAAAAAACTTTACAAGATATTACTTCTTGTATTGAAAATTTAATTGAATCTGGTTTTTCCGAAACCGTATTAAATTCTCTGTCTGGGCTTTTAGATAAATTAAAAACTACTCCTGCTGAGCCAGCAGCTACCGTTTCAGAAAAGGGTGTCGCTGATGAAATTAATAAAGAATTAGCTAAAGTCGCTCCATCTGTTCCGCCTAGTGAAGTTAGTATTCCCGCCACTGATGAACAGCAAGATATTCCTCTTGTTTCAGAGGAAGGTTTGGAAAATGAAATTGAAGATTATTCATCAAGTCCTGAAGTGATAAATCTTCCTGCATCAAGACCTGCAGCGCCAACCTCTGCTTTATCACTATCTCCTTCTGTCAAAGCCCCTGAACAAGAGTTAGGAATTATTAACGCCACTAAGAGTCAATTTTTATTAATAAAACAAGAATTTGAAAATTTTTCTAATTATAGAAGCAATATATTAATGGATCCCCTCTGGATTAATTTATTTCCAGATTTAAATAAAAAAATATCTAGTCTTGTCCTTGATACGAGTCCTTTAGAAATTAAAGAATCAATAGAAAAGATTGTAAAAAATTTAAATTTAATTATATTTTATTCAAGAAGAAAAATAAATCAAAAACAAAGAGAAGATATTCGACAATCTCTTGATGAAATTAAAAATAATTTTAATATTTTAATTGCACAAGTAGATCCTTTCTTAACTGGCGAGCAAACAACGCCGATACTGGAGGGTGCCAAGTCTCCTGTAGAGCCCTCTGCTCAAAAAGGTGCTGACATTATTGAGTCATTGCGCACCAATTTAGATGAACCCTTAATAGAATTTAGCTTACCAGCACTCAAAATAAAATTAATCGATATTCTAGATGCTCAAGAATCTGCATTCTTATACGAAGGAAACGAAGAGGAACAAAGAAATAAGATAATGGAGAAGCTAGAAAGAATTAATGAAAAGCTCCGTAATGAAATTACAAGTCTTGGAGGGTCTCCCGTCGAAAATCAAGACCCTGTAGATAATTTTAATTCATTGTACGAGCAAAGAAAATCACTCCTATCTCAAAAATACAATGAAAGCACCTTAAATGATTTTGATAAAAAAATAAATGAAGAACCTTCTCTTAACGAAGCTATAAGAGAATCAATTAAAAAAGTAATTGGAGCCTCTACTGTAGATTTAAAAAATAGTCCAAGAGAACTATATGAATTAACAACAGAGGTAAGAGATGAAATTAATGGAGCCTTGAATAGAATTTTAAATGATGATATTATTAATCCAAAAAAAATATATTATTCCAAAGAAGAAATTCTCTATCAAATAAATAAAATTTTTCAAGAAGAAGTTAATAAAATAAGAAAAAAATTCCTCCCTCTTGGGGTTGACGGGAGAATAGATCCCGATAATATACTACAAAACATGCAGTCCGTTTTTGAACAGGGCGTGAGTGTTAAAGTGCCAAATCCGGAGGGAAATCCCACCAGCTACGTTGTAGACTCTGCAATTGCCGGAATTAGTGGCGTACTTCATCGCCAGGGAGAAATTGAAGTTGGTACAAAAATAGACATAAAAGAAGAAGCGCTGATAGACATTGGCGATAGGCTAAGCTTTGAATCAGACTCCTCCCGTCGTGATTCAGAAGTGCGAGTAGAACCCGATGCTCCTAAGAAGAGAAGAGGGGGAAGAAGGAGAACCCCAGCAACAACTAGCCCTGGAGAAGAGCCTCCGCAGGCAATTTCGCCTCCTGGATATGAATGATTGAGAGCGGCTCTTAAGATACAAAAAAGGTAGAGGAATTAAAAGATCAGTTAAAACCAATAAAAGCACTGCTTAAAAAATGTAAAATATCGTTATGGAAACTAAAAAACTAAGTTCAAATTTTTATAAAAAACTAGTTGAGATGAGTTCTCGGCTAGGTATGAATCCCGCTGATATGTTACTTATTATGTATTTAGAATCTGCCAGGACATTGGACTCTTCTATAAAAAGTCCAAGTAGCAATGCCTCTGGTTTAACTCAAATTATCCCAAGTACGTTAAAAGGAATATTTAACGGAACTCCTGAAGAATTTAGAAAATTAGATGCAGAAGAACAGCTCCCCTACATTGAAAAATATTTCCAAGAAGCCACCAAGGGCAAAAAGCTTAATTCAACTCAATTTTATATAGCTAATTTAGTTCCAAAAAAAGTAGACGACCCTGAAGTAATTAATAAGAATAGAAATGCTGTTGTAGCCGAAAAGGGAAGTCAAAAAAAATATCCGAATAATTCTAGACTAACTTATGACTCCGTTTATCGTTCAAATTCCAGTTTAGATTTTAATGAAGATGGAGTTATGACCTACGGAGATATAGAAGACTATTTAAATAAACTTTCTAAAGAAAGTGGGTATCAGAAATCTTTAAAAGATCTTCAATCCGCTACCGGTTCATCTATTTCTTCTGATGAAGAAGAATCCAAGAAAGAACGAATCGGTCTAATAGAATCTTTTGTTAATAAGCTAATCAGCAGCATGGAGAGCATAGTTAAATCTATCACAGCATCTCCGTCTGCAACAAATAATTTATTAATTAAGATTACTTCTCCGCACCTAGAAAATAATTTAGAATTTGCTCGAATCCTCTCCAGTGCCTGCGAAGATCTTGCATCCGCTAAATGCCGTACCTACGCCGAGGATAGGGAAGTCGAAGTTCTATGCAAAGTGGCTTATGCAGAAGAGAACTACTCTCTCATTCAAAAAATATCTTTTGATATTTTAAATCAATTCAGTCAAAAAACTAACATTAATGATTTAAATATATCTATAGTTGCCAATAAATCACCATCTTATAGTCATTTAGATATTAAGACGGCAGAGAAAAATTACAGAAAATTCATGCTTAAAATAATAGGAAACAACAATGGTTGATAGAAATCAAATTGAATCTTTGTCAGAAGAATGGAAAGGCAAAGATAGCACCCTTGCCGAATTTATTTGTACTTTATTTAAAGATAAATATGTCGAGCTTTATTTAGGCGATTCTTATGAAGAAGTTCGCATGGAACAAACTTCCTGCTCTTACCCTGCTGTCTTTTGCGGTAAGGTTATCGCCGCTTTTAAAGAGTGCCTTGCTATTGAAGCGCTTCATGTTGATAAATCGAAAAAAGTTCAGAGCGGAAGTATCCTGTTAATTAACGAAAGAGCGATTCGAGGTATGACCGAAGTTAACGATCACCACACGCTCCAGGACATGATCCTAAGAAGCGGCGATGTTTTCTCAGTTTATGAAGCCTTTACCAATGGCAAAGAAATTAAAAAAATCAAATGAAATCATCGGATTTTTTATATAAAACCACCCAAGCCTATGAAGAGATTTCTTCTCTTTATAAGGTTTCTTATATAAGAAAATTACCCGATGGAAAATATCGCGTTTTTTCTTCCAAGGGGAAAAACATGGGCACTTACTCTTCCAGAGAGGCTGCAAAAAAAAGATTAAAGCAAGTTGAATATTTTAAATATTTAAAGAAAATAAAAAAGAAGGCTTCTGATCAGGTAGATCTAACTAAAATTGAAGACTTTAGTTATTCTGCCATTATGAGAAAAATAAACAAACAATTGGGTGAAGAAGGTTGCAAATATTTTGCACAATTATATAAAGACTATTTTGATCAATATTTATTAAATCAAGAACAAGATATTGAAGAGCGAAGTCTCTCCAAAACAGTCAAGGAATTCAATAAGAAATATCCAGTTAAAATAAGTAAAAAATTTGTTAAAGTCGCGGCTGCAAATTTAGGAGATGCGGCTACTGTAGCGAGATATTTAGCTAACATTATCAAATTCACTCTAACCAAAATATCTCCTCAGAGTCGGTCTGGAAGCCTATACAAAGTAAAAAATAAAATTAACCAATTAGATGTTAATCAAATCTCTAATAAGAAGATGCCCGCCTCTGCCTCCATGGGACAAAGCATTACCTTCATTAAACACACATTGTTCGGGCAAGATCCTCAATATATTCGCGCCGTTTTGCAATATATTATGAGATATCTGTGAGTTTTTGCGTTTATGGGCTAATCGATCCTAGAACCAATGAGCTAAGATATGTTGGATTCACCAAAAACTCTAAAAATAGAATTGCTCAGCATTGTCGCCCATCAAAATTAAAAGCGAATAGCTACAAAAATAATTGGATCAAATCTATTAGGGCAAATGGATTATTTCCACAAATCTATATTTTAGAAACGTACAATTCTAAAGAAGAAGCATTGCAGGCAGAAATAGATTTAATCGCTTATTACAAATGGATAGGGTGTCAATTAACTAATGTTACCAAAGGAGGAGATGAGGGTGCTGACTATTTTAGATCGGAAAAAATTAGATCAAATATCTCCAAATCATCTCTGGGAAGAAAACATACAGAAAATACAAAGAAAAGAATAAGCTCATCCTTGACCGGAATCAAAAGAAATCATTCGGAAGAACATAGAAAGAAGATCAGTGCCGCCCTTTCTGGGAGAAAGCTTCCTTCAATGCTTCAAGAAACAAAAAGAAAATTAAGCTCTCTCAGAAAAGGTCAAAAAGCAAAAGAAGAAGACAAGTTAAAGTCAGTGAAAAATAATAAAAATTATAAATTAACTAAAGAAAATATAATTAATATAAAAAAATTATATCAATCTAAAAAATATAGTCAGAAAGAAATAGCTGAATTATTTGGCATATCATCAAGTCACGCATCAAAAATTATTAATAATAAATCTGGAAAATATTTGCAATGATTAAAAGATTTCGACAAATAACCGATGGATTGTTTCGAGGAAGCGCCCCTTCTGAAAATGATGTCATTAATCTCCATAAATATTTAGGAGTTAATAAAATTATTTCTTTAGACAAAGCGACTGGGGAAGCTATCGATGGTATTTGCAAAGCCCTCCACATCAAACATATTATTATTCCACTGAATGGCAGAAAAGGTCCATTAATTCAATTATTGGGCTATGATTTATATCATTTATTAATGGATGGCGGTCCAACTTTCTTTCATTGCATGGAAGGAAAAGATCGTACTGGTCTTGTTGCCGCTATGTTTCGCTGCCTTTACATGGGATACACTTATGAAGAAGCTCTTGCCGAAGCTAAGTCATTAGGCTTTGGCGTTGGAGTAAATCCCTTTATTATCGGACTTTATACTAACATATTAAAAAATGTATGCAAAGAAAGAGATCAGGAAAGCATTGTTGGCAATGAACGGTCTTATAAAAGCGATTCGGATGGTAGAGGATCTTATTTAGATCAGGCGCATCAAGGGTCGTTCGCTCCTTTTATTTCTAAAACCAGACAATACCCCTATGACAATCCGTATAATTCTATTAATGATCAGAGCCCTACCCGCACTAATTATGACCATTCTGCGTCGCCATATGCAGAAATAGGAACCGACCCAGAAAACGAAGACATTCCACTGATAGGTCAATACGATGCAAATGGCGGAATTCGCGGCTTTGGACCTGCCGAACCTTACGGCGGATTCATTCACGACTAACTAATATTATCCCATAAGTTTATGATTAAACATGCTTATAGCGTACAAATGTCCTATGACGTTACCAATGAGGAAAAGGCGACGGCAGAGAAGGCTTTGCTTATTTTTAATGCAACCAATAGTCTTTTAGACAAGGCTTATGATTATTTAAATATTATTTACAATCCTTTCTCTAAAGATTCTGCTATTGACTCTGACCAAATTTACCAATATCGTGCCGCTCTAAGAAAATACAGAGATAATGTTGTTAACAAATTTAATAAATTTAAAGTTGGATCTTTTAAATGCGTTAGAACGATGAATGCCTTTGCTTCTGATACTCAAACTATTAAACTAATTAAATCGTTCACTAACTCAATTGAAGAATTAGAATCCAAGGTAAACTCTTTTGTTGATTTATTTGATGACCTGAAGAATAAAGATTTTGCCGCCAATATTGTTAAAGAAGTTGACTCCATTAGAAAGAAGTGCGAAGAAATTTCTTCTTTAATCGATGAGAGAATTAAAAATCATATTAAAAATAATATTCTCTCCAAGAGCTGGATTAATAATGTGGGCGATGAGCTTCAGATGAAGATTGAAAAGAAAACTCCATTAATGATTGAGTTATATAAAAAACGAGAAGAAGAATTAAGAGGAGAGAAATAATATGTTTATTAAACGCGGAGATGGTAAAGTTCTGTCTGTTATTGATCCTGAAAATCCAGAAGAGTTGGAACAGCTTGATCCTTTTCAAAGCCAGGCAGTTAAGGATTTGGTAAATGCCAATAAAAAAACCGGAGCTGCTCCTAATAAAAAAGAAGATAAAAAATCTAATTAATATATTGATTAAAGAAAGAGCATTTTAATTGGAAAAAATTTGCACTAAATGCAATTTAACTCTCGATCTTAAATTATTCTCTCCTAATAAACAATATAGAGACGGATTTTCTTATTGGTGCAAAATTTGCTCAAATCAATACAGAAGAAACAATCTAGGTAAGAAAAGAAAAACTTCCTCGGAGCAAAATAAAAAAAATTACACCAAGTATAAAGAAAAAAGATTATTGTCCTTTCAAGAATATTATCAGAAAAACAAGAATAAAATAAAAGAAAAACAAAAAGAATATCGTCAAAATAATAAAAATTATATTTATTTAAGAAATAGAAAAAGAAGAAATTTGCTTTCTGGATCTAATATTCCTCCTCAAGAAATTCAAGAATTAATTAAAAAATCTAATCATTGCTGTTATTATTGTGGTTCTTTGAAGGAAATTCAAATCGATCACTATCTCCCTTTGTCCAAGGGCGGTGCTCATAATATAAATAATTTAGTGGTGGCGTGCAAGGAATGCAATCTTGCTAAAAAAGATAAATTACCAGAAGATTGGTTAAAAATAATTAACAAAAAGAAAAATATCATGGCATAATTTATAATATAAAAGTAAGCGACTTCCCTCTTTAATTTTAAATAGGATAATTGTCGGTTAATTTTTTAGTAATATTGCAATATAAAGTATGGTAATTACAAGGAAAATATATGTTTGTTAAATTAGGTGAAGCTACTTTTATTAATGTCGAAGACACAGATGCAGTTGTCGGTGACCCTAATTTCAATACATCTCATAACTCTAAGATTCTCTCTAAATTCGCTCAATTTACAAAAAATCTAAAAAGAATTGCCCCCAAGGCAAATGACTTTTTGTATTTTAGTGCAGTTATGATGCATGCAGCAGAATCTGTAGCGTTAAATGATGACGGCTCTCTAAAAGTTCTTGCGAACGGAGAGCCTGTTTCTGTTGGTTGGGAAAAGAAAGGCGATTCCTGGAAATGGAAAAGCAATGACACTAAACTTCTTCCCTATCGCAACAGCAACCGTGATATTTTTCCTGAGCAAGAATTACTCACTGCTCATAAAAAATGGGTAGGAAAACCACTTTGTATTGATCACAAGTCCAGTTCCGTTGATCACGTTAGAGGTTTCATCGTTGATACCTATTATGATCACAAGCTCAAGCGAGTCATCGCTCTTTGCGCTCTCGACAAAAAGAATTACCCAGATCTAGCCCACAAAGTTTCTTCTGGATATTCTAACAATGTCAGCATGGGCACAGCTGTTGGTCAAGCTATTTGCAGCGATTGCGGCAAGGTAGCTAAAGCAGAGCCCGATTTCTGCGGACACATGCGAGCCAAATCATGCTACGGAGAAATCAATGTCGATCTCTCCCCTATTGAGCTTTCAATCGTAGTTAATGGCGCAGACCCTAAAGCCAAAATTAAGCACATCATTGCAGCCGCTAACAATCTCAGTGATTACGTCGCAAAAAAAGAAAGCGAATTAAAGAAAATTGCTGCAGATTATAATTTTAGCGGATCTTTGTCTCTTAGTCGCGCAGATGAAGATAACGCAGATGCCTCTCATTTCAACGTTTCTAACAAAGGTTCTTTTGACCAATTTAAGAGCGCTTTAACTTCGGCTCTCAGCGAGTTAGAAGAAAAGTACAATCACTTAAAGGCTGATGAACAATCTTTAGGCGAAGAAAAGAACTATGCGGAAGATGGTGGTCATATGGCGTTTAGTGGAGAATCCGGGTTAGGGATTGCTGCTCCTGCGTCTCCTAAATTTGCGTCTTCCGATGATCTATTAATTGAAGAACTAAAAAACTTAACCGCAAGTATTGAAGTAAAATTGGCTAATTTAAAACAAGATTTTAACAAACTTTCAACACAATTAAATCAACAAGAGGAAAACATGTCTGGAAATACTCGTATGAACAAAGCTGCTTATTATCAAGGTGCCGGTGGCGTCAATGAACCAACCCCTGGTAAGCCTAAGTACACAGCGGACCCACTCAATGAAAAAATGCGCACCGATGGTGACAAGCAAATGTTCGTCGATGACATGGGTGCCACTGATGAACTTTTCCCTGGCGATCTCGACCGCAAGAAACTTCTTGCTCGCGCTGAAGCGGAAGAGCGCTCTCTCCGTCGCCAAGCGGCGGTCGCTCTTGCCAAAGAGGCTCTCGAAAACCGCAAAAATGCCTATTTCCAAGGCGGCGGTGAAGGTAACGAGCCTACTCCGGGCAAAGTAAAATACACTCCTGATCCTCTTGCGATGAAAGTTCGCCAACAGGACAAGCAAATGGTTGGTCAAAAGCCCTTCCCCGAAGTTGGCGAAGTTGATGGCTTACACCCCAGCCCCGAATCTGTTAAAGAAAAAGACGAACTCAAGCGCAAAGAAATGCTTCGTCGCGCAGGTGCACTCAAAGCGCAATTCGTCAAAGCGGCGAATGATGATGGTTCTTTCAACGCTGGCGAGAGCCGCTGGAACGTTTTCATGGGCGATAAACTCGTCCTCACCGCCTCTGTCAACGAAATCTCCGGCAACAAAGCCGGTCTCATGTACAACTCGATTGCCACCAAGGATTTCGGCGGCAAACTCATCGAGACTGTAAAGACCAGCGGCGTTCAATCAGTTAAGCAACTCTTCAAGGGTGGTCAAGCCGCTCCTGCCGTCGAAGCTCCTGCCGCCCCTGCCGCTCCTGCTGCCCCTGCCGCCCCTGGCATGGAAGCCGCTGCTCCTGGCATGGAAGAAAAAGCCCCCGGCGCTGAAGAGGAAGTTGCTTCTAAAGAAGGCGACCCAGCCGAAGTTGCGATGGAATTAGCTACCAAGATTCGCGATCTCTCTAGCGACCTCGTTGAAGCTCTTCGCGCCCTCACTGGTGAAAAAGCCGAAATGGGAGCTCTTGAAGGTCTCACTGGTGAAGAATCTAGCGCTCCTGCTGGTAAAACAGCTTCTGCTGAACTTCGCACTCTCGCCAACATGAGAAAAGAGCTTAATGGCGCTCTCATCTCTTCTGTTAAAGAGGCGATTGCGGAGCTCAAAGATCACCGTGACGAACTCGAAATCATTGGCAACATGTACGGCAGCGGTTCAGTTAATCCTGCCAACGCTAAGTTTGTTTCTGGTTTAGTTTCTGAGGCTTTCTCCGAAGCCAAGAAATCAATTGCAGACACCTACAAACTCATGGGCGCTTTCGTTAAGTACGCTCGTGGCACCGAAGCGATGGTCAAGCGTGCCGAAGCAGAAGCTGAAATGCGCAAATTCGCTCAAGAAATGCACGTAGGAGAAGGAAGTTCTTCCGACGAACTAGGAGAAGGAAGTTCTTCCGACGAACTTCGCAATCTTCTCGATCAAATTTCTGGAGAATCAGAAGAAATCTCCGGTCTTGCTGGAAAAGCTTTGGGAAGATTAGAAGAAATGTCTTCAGAAGAGTCATCTAAACCCGATAATGACGAAGCTTCTGATATGGAATCTTCCTCTGGCATGGGATCTTCCTCTCATCACATGATGGCAGATGACACCAATAACGTTAGCGTCACTGCTAAACCAGCTGATGTAAGAAACGTAGCGGATCAATTAAAGGCTGGAGATCAACTTAACGTAGTTGCCTCTCTTAATACCAAAGAAGGCCGCGCCGCCTATCGCGCCAAACTTGCTGCCGATATGATGGAAACTTCTCCCATTCTCGACGAAGCTCACCCCAAGGGCGGATTCACTACACAACTTGATGTTAAAGTTGAGGGTGACCATGCTCACGTCGAAGATCTCAAAGAACAACACAAAGCGATGATGGAAGTTGCCACAGCTTCTCCCAAGGTTCGCAAAGAAGCTGAAGTCATCCACCGCCTCGTTTCCGAAGGCAAGCTTGATGTCAATGACCTCGATTCTCTCGTAGCCGAAGGTCTCGATGCCGAAACCGCCAAATACTACCGCGATTACTACGGTCAAGTAGACGGTGGCAAAGAATTCGCCAACGAACTTCTCAAAGAAGCTGCTGCTGCCAAAGCCGAAGAAGAAAAAGAAACCTACCGTGTCAAACTTGCTCGTGCCTATGAACTAGCTTATGAAATGGTTGACCGTGGGCTCTGCCTCAACGACCGTGAAGCGGTCTCGGCTCAAGTAGAAGAAATCATGAAGTTTAATGACGAGAGCTTTGACTCTCTCAAGAGAGTTGTCGCTCGTCATAAGCCCACCATGAGCAAACAAGCTTCGGTCAATGTACCTCAAGTTGGTCTCATTGGCGGCGGAGACGTTTATACACAAGCTACTAACGAAGACCTTTACTCGCAACTCGTTGGCGCTTTCTCAAAATCTAACCGCAGAATGTTTTGATAGTTACTAAAAGGAGATATGAACATGAAAAATAATATCGGAGATTTAGTAGCTAGCAGCATGAACCAAGTTCTTAACAGCAAGGAACACGCTTCGCTTTTCAAAAAAGCCTATAGGCATGAAGGCGAATCGTGTTCAAGCTGTATGAAATCAATGGATCAATGCTCCTGTGGTTATGCAGACGACAACAATGTATCGCACAAAATGTGCTCTAGCTGCGGCGAAGATGGCGACAAGTGTATGTGCGGCGATAGCATGATGGCTGACGATGCCAATGATGCCCGTGGCGTTTGCGCTGGATGCAAGAAAAAGCCATGCACCTGCCACAAAGCCGATGACAATGATGTATCTCACGAAGACCATGATATGTCTTGGGCGGACGAAGAGCACAAGATGGCTACTGCAGTTGACTCTGCTATGCAGGATCTTCTCACAGCCTCTGCCGCTCTCGATTACGCTGGTCTATCCAAGGCTTCTGAGTTAACCCTTAAGATTGCCACTCTCGTTTCCGAAGCTAAAAAAGGTAAAGTTAATTTAAAGAAAGAGGACTCTAGCTCTAAATCAACTTCCTCTACTTCTAAATCAACTTCCTCCACTTCTAAGTCAACTTCTTCGGCTCCCAAAGCTAAAAAGAAGATGACCATGAAAGAAAGAATGAAGATGCTTCGCGAAAAAGCAGAGAAAGCTAAAAAAGAAAAAGGTAAAAAAAAAGTCTAAATAAAAAAGCGCAAGAGTTGCCCTCTTGGAAAATAGCATATAATAACGGGAATGTCACATTTAAATATGGGTCATTCCCGGATATATCTATCTCAGTTGATTCCATATCTAAAATGATCACATCAATAATTTCCGGAGGGCAGATTAATCCACAAAAAATATTTGAAGATATTTCAAAAATGCTCGCCTCTCAAGTTAACTCTGCCGGTGATAAATTACCAATACCAAACCCTACTGATCTCCCCGATATTACCTCTGGAATAATTTTAGGTCAATTACCTCAATTGCTTCCAAGGATTCTTCCCGGAATGATTCCAGGAACGGCGCCGTCAGCTCAAACACAATCAGTCCCTTCAGGAAGGATCAGCCCAGTGGATATGGTAGGGCAAATGGCAGGAATAGCTGGACAAACATTGCCATTCCTTAATGGCGTTTTAGGAAACCTACCTCAAACATCTCAGGCGCCTCAAGCACCCCAAGGTCAAAGAAGACCAACCCCAGGATTTTCTGGAAAATAATAATAAATAAAAGGAAACAATAATGTTTAAAATCAGCAGCTTTGAACAAGAATTAATGAATGAAATGAGCAAACAGCTAGTGGCAAATCAGGCTGAAAATCAACACAGCTTTAATAAAATTGCCAAAGCTGCTGATTATTTAAACGCTGCCGCCGAAATTCTTGACGATACAGGTTTGCATGCACAAGCCGAAGTTGTCACCGAGTTACTCGAATCTCTTGCGGAAGATGACTCTGCTGTAACGGAAATATTAGATACTCCAGTTGAAGGCATTCCTAAACACATGGTAGAAACAGTTAACGGTGTCGAGATTGTTAGCATTGAAAATTTAAAGAAAATGCTATCTGATCAAATGAAGCACCTAAACAAGATTCAATTAAACGAATTAGAAGAATTCTTTCATTCAGAGTTACAGAAATTAGGAGTTTCACCTATAGGAGAGAACGAGGTTGAAGTTTTTGAAGCTGAGGGAGGAAGACCACATGAAGAATCTTTTAGTTCCTACGCCTCCTCTAAAAAAAAAGTTTAATTGATTCAGAAGACCAGGAAATTAATAGATTCGTTCGTCATTTGCAAGATCGCCCTCTAGAAGAACAATCTAGAGAAATATTAAAAATACTTCAAGAGGAGTATCCTGATTTATTTGAAGAGAGCGACTCTAATCATCTAAAAAATAATAAAAATAAATTAGTTTCTAATTTAAAAGAAACCGGTACTGTTTTTTCTAGAAAAGATTTTAATCGTCTCGACGCAGATGATTTCGAAGAAGAAGCGTGAGCGCAAACCCAACCTTCACCCAGGTTGGGTTTTTGCTTTCTAAGAATTACTCATGAAATATTTTGACGTGAACGATCATTTTTTCGAACAAATTGATTCAGAAGAAAAAGCTTATTTTTTAGGATTTCTTTATTCTGATGGTGGAATTTCTGATAATTGTGCAACTTTAAAATTGCATCAACAAGATATCTCTATTTTAGAAAAATTAAAAAACTTAATCTCTCCCTCCACTCCAATCAAAATTACTCAGGGTAGATATTGCTACTTTAGAATCAATAGAGCGGCAATTTGTCAGCAATTAATCAAATTAGGATGCACTCCTAATAAATCATTAACCTTAATATTTCCCTCTCTCAATCAAGTGTCAGAGCAGTTAATTCCTCATTTTATTCGAGGGTATAGCGATGGAGACGGCAGTATCTCATTCACAATAACCAAAACCAACAGAAAAGATTTTTCTTGGGCGATTGTTTCCACTAAAAATTTTTGCCAACAACTATCTCAAATATTAAAAGATAAATTAAATATTAATTGTTACATTAAAACAACAGATAGAAGCCGGAGAAACGATATAACTCAAACTCTTTCAGTGGGCGGAAGCTTACAACTCAAGAAACTACTAGATTGGTTATATTGCGATGCGTCAATTTACATGGAACGTAAATATAACAAATATCTAGAGTTCCAGAATCAAATTTCTAACAACTCTCTGCAAAGTAAATTTTCTAGCAGGAGCAGCTTTAAACTAGATGAAAACTTAGCAATATCTTTATATATTAATGGCAATAGCAAAAGAAAAGTAGCTCAATTAATGAATTGCAATGCAAGATCTGTTTACTCTATTTTAAAGAAAAAGAAGGTAGAAACAATTAAAAACAATTCATATACGAGAGAAAAAGCAGTTAGCTCCAAAGCGAAAGAAATAGTTTTGTTATATAATAACGGTACAACTATCAAAGAAATAGCTGCAAAATTTAATTGCAGCCCAAGCAACATTACTGTCATTTTAAATAAAAATGGAGTTAAAGTTGATAAGTCATTTGCTGCTAGAATTTTAAGGGAAAATTTATAATGTTACGATTAGTACACACCTCCAACGCTCTTCCTGCTTCTTTCATTTGCGACCCTTCTGCCGAATTTGAGCCAGGCATGGCGGCAGAACTGACCGTTATCGGCAATCAAGTCATGGCAACCGTTAGCTCAGGAATCGCTCCAATTGGAATTATCGATGACATCAAGACCAGGGCATTCAGCGCCGTCTCCTGGAATGAAATTATTATTGTCCCAGTATCCAACCCAGATATGACTCCATCGGGTCCGGTGACTCCAATGGATATCAAGGCGGAGCTAAAGTACCCTAACGTCACTCCTAGTAGCTTTCTTAGCACGGTAGATGTATTGCTTAATCCGACCAACGGAGTTATTACCTTTATTAAGGGAACGCCTCTAAACTTTGATTTGACGGGCGGAGGAGTGCCGGATGCGATCCGCACGGTAGTAAATTATACATACTATGTATCTAACATTCCTGGTGACGACTCTACATTAGGTAGCGGAAGAGTTACTGTCTGGTATTCTAGAGGGTTTTACCAAACAGATCGCATAGAAACAAACCAGGTATATCCAGTTAGAGCCAATCTCTACATTAGCGAATCAGGGCTGTTTACTACTAGGAAACCATCTCCAAAACACCCCGCAATTGCAATGGTTACAGCTCCTCCCACGAGTCTTAATTCATTTCTCGAATTACTTCTATATTAACATATGCCAGCTAGAATAGTCTTTAATGAAAAAGATCGAGAAGAAATTTGTTATTTATATAAAGAAGGAAAATCTTCTTACAAAATAGCAAAGGTTAAAGGTTGCGATCATCACACTATATTAAAGTTATTAAAGGCAAACAATATTCACATCAAAACAAAAGATGAGATAAATAGAAAGAATGCTATTGATCATTCTTATTTTGATACTATCGATCGAGAAGATAAGGCTTATTTTCTTGGATTTTTGTTTGCTGACGGAAATGTCGCTTCTAACTCCAATAGGGTGACATTAAAGTTAAATATTAGAGATATGGGTATTCTTGAAACTTTTTCAAATTTTCTTTATGGCAAAAATTGTGCCAGAGAAGCTCCTAAAAATTTTTGCTACTTAGAGATAAATAGCAGTAACATTCGCTCAAAATTAATCAATTATGGGTGCACGCCCAATAAAAGCTTAACT